ATGTGTCGTCGTGTCCACATGGAGGGTGTTTTCATCCACGGTGAGATTTGAAGAAACGTAAACATTACCGACAACATGGAGGTTTGCAGAGGGTGACTTTGTCTCGACTCCGACACTATGTGTCGTCGCGTCCACATGGAGGGTGTCTTCATCCACAGTCAAGTTCGACGAGACATAGACATTTCCAACAACGTGGAGATTAGCTTGGGGGTTCTTGGTCTCAATACCAACGGAATTGGTCGTCGCATCCACGTGAAGGGTATCCTCGTCAACTGTGAGGTTCGACGAGACATAGACATTTCCAATAACATGGAGGTTGGCGTCGGGAGTCACTGTCCCAAGTCCTATGGACTTGCCTCCCACATCCACGTGGAAGGTATCCTCATCCACCGTGAGGTCACCACTAATACTCGCGTTTCCGGAGACGACTAAAACATTCGAACCATATTCATCCACGAAAAGATTGGATCCCACATCCAAAGTGTGAATGGGGCTTGTGTTCATGATCCCGACGTTGGACTCGGTGAGAACGCGACCGTATACATGTACATCCAAAGTCTCAGATGTTAGTGGAGTGATAGTCTTACTATCTGCACTTGTTTCTGTGTACGCCAGAGCAAGTTCACTCGAACCCTCTAAAAATCCAACCGTGACGTTAGAATCTGGGCGGTTCATGATGATCCCAAGGTCGAGTGTCGTATCTCCAACCGTGTTGTTTCTTCCCAATTCTATGATAGCATCTGTGATTGTGAGATTTTCAGTGTTAATCACAGTGAGGACACCATCTATCTGAGCGTTTCCTTGGACAACGATATCCCCCTTAATGTTTGTGTTTCCGTTCACGACGAGAACATTAGAACCGGTATCGTGAACGTAGAGATTTGAGCCCACATCTAGGGTGTGGAGTGGTGAAGAATTTGCGATACCGACGTTGGACACGGTCACGAAACCCGTTTCTGTATTATTAAACTCGAGTGTGTTTGTTGTCGTATTTCCAAGGTTTGTGGTGGCTTGAAAATTTGGTTGTAAAACGTCTACGGCAGCCACACCCGAATCCGTGATCTCTTTTGATATTCGGTTATACGTAAGAATCTTGATTTGACGATCAGAAACATCAAGCACTTGACGTAAAGGGCTGATGTACACCGACCCCGGTTGCGTCGTGTCGATCTGGACATTACTGGCGTTGAACACGATCGTATTCTCACCCTGGTCCTCTGTCGCGTTTTTACCGAACCTAATTTTAGTAGATCGTTCGACCGTCGGCAAGTTCTTGACCATTTAATATAGATTAGCATTTTAATTCGCGTAGAGGAGTCCTGCCATACCGTTCTCGATACGGAGGATATTGTAGTTGACCGCGTATATCGGGTCGTTGATAGGCATTGATTCACTCATGATCTTAGCAGACTCTAAACGACTGAAATTGAGGGTACCTGTGGGTTGAAGTGAGCTTGTGGAGAGGCAGAAACAATAGAGAAAGAAATCTGGAGACGTCACAAAGCTTGTATGATAGTAACTCATCACATCAATAAAATGTGGTTTTCCCCATTTATAATTACTCATATCCGTACCATTGATGTTTAACTTGATTTTGTTAATGGGTGAAGTGAGCGCACCGTCGGTGGTCGTATCTGATGAGGCAAGATACTTCACGGGGTGATTAAACGTGAGATCCTGGACGAGTGTGCGAGATGGGATGTTTTTCTGTACTTGGGTGATGAGAAGGTCATGCTTCCTCAATGCGATGTTACCACGCTCCTCGTTATCGAGATAATAGTAGTTCGCATAGCACTCTACGTTATAGTTCGCAGCCGCACTAGCCCAATGGATACGGATCTCTACGTTATGATAGTTGAGTGCGACTAAGGGGATAGCATACTGTGGACCCTCACAGAAGAAGAAGCGAAGGGGATAAAAGTAAGAGCGAGCGCTCACACCTGGGTGTGTACCATTCGCACTTCTGGAAACGTTTTGGGCGAAGGTATCGATGGCAATTTTTTCGGTAAATATGGAGTCTTGGGTATCGATGACCGAACCACCAATAAGAAGTTCCACTTTATCTATGATGGTATCCCACCTCTGAATATCAAGGGCGGACGTGAGATTATCTATTGTGAAATAAACATAACCGAGAAGGTCACCAGAACGTTCGAATTGAACACTGGACATTGAACTGTTTTTCACCGCTCCATGGATCGTTTGCTTTTCGATGGATTGTGAAAAATTAGCATGTCTTTTAAACGTTGAACTAAAGAACGATATTTCGGGGTCACCCATGATATATTCATCCTGGGCTCCGATAGCGATCAATTGAACAATGCCTGCAGACATGGTATACTATAGTAAAAGGAGAAAATTACAGATTGGGTTTTCTACACACAAAGCGAATTACTAAGAAATTTTTGCTGCTCGCACCAGGGAGAATGGGTACACCACTTTGGTTTCTGAGAGTCACACTAAATCGATCAATCGTACGAATAGGATCAATATATTGTGTGACGATCGGATAATCATCCTTGAACCCAATAACACCCGTACCATCGCTTACGATACTAGCGAATGAGTTACGAACAACACTCTCACTCGCTTGACCATTTGGTACATCAGAAGCTCGATCGGAAAAGATCGTATCCAACTCTTTGATAGAAACATAACAGTGTTCCGTAGCCACAGTGGTATTGATTCGTGCAGCTAACAACCTCGCCTGAACGACATTCTTTAATGGTTGTTGAAGATAACATGTGAAAACATTGGCGCTAGTCTGCCCAATTGTATCTATCGTCACGGTGTGATATTCATGTTGAAGATCTGGAATCGCCTCAGTGATAGTTGTAATGAGAGCCATTTATATTAGCTTAGATTAAAGATCCACCAATTCCGTCGGTAATCTCATATCCAGCGTGCGCACTCACGAGTTCCTGAGCACCACAGACACCACCTGGTGTGAGACCCTTGGAGTAGGGGCTATCCTTTTTCCCGGACCCAGCGGTACATTCCAAGCTGACGGGGAGGTCGAAAATGGAAGCGTCACTGACCGTCTTGACAGTGATTGGCTTGGGCTGGTATTTGCTGGTAGTGTTGGTCCTGAAAGCGGCGAGAGCCGAGATGACCACGAGAAGGATGACAATCATCGAGAGCGCATTACGACTGGTACGATTAAGGGTAAACATTTATAATGTACAAATATTTTTTTAAACTGCGTTAAAGGTATTTTTTTTAGTTTCTACATAAAGAGTAGATGGACGAAGAAATCGTACTCGACCGAGGAAATACCAACATTATGAAATTGGATGCGGATGAACAGGCTATCATGGATGAGATTGAAATCTCTGCCCCGCAACCCCAGCGTGTTCCTAGACCAACCCGACCCGCTCCAAACCCACCACCCATGACCCAACAACAGGAAAGTATGGATGCTTTTGTGAATCCCAACAAACAGTCCGCTCCTGTGCAATACCAACAAGATGAAGAAATCGATTATGGGGAGGATGAGATGTATGACGACCAAGATATGGATATGGGTCCTGGTCCCAGTCAGCAGGGGGAACAACCGACGAAGGGGTACACCTCCATTGACGAGGAGAAGGCGGATCTCATCAACAAATTGAGTCGCCTCGAAAAGAAGGGGTTCGCTGTGAACAAGAGGCTCAACGCGTACTCGAATATTGAAGAGCTCAGGTCAGAGGTTAAGCGAATCACGTACAGCATCGATGTGGAACAGTCTGTTCGTTTCTCTCGGCGAATGCTTGTGGCGTGTGTGACTGGTCTGGAGTTTCTTAACAAGAGGTACAATCCTTTCGAGATTCAGCTCGAGGGTTGGTCCGAGTCCGTTATGGAGAATGTCGATGACTATGATGGTGTCTTTGAAGAGCTCTACGTGAAGTACCGCTCGAAGGTCAGCGTTGCCCCCGAAATCAAGTTGATCATGATGTTGGGTGGTTCGGCGATGATGTTCCACTTGACCAATAGCATGTTTAAGTCAGTAATGCCCAACATGAACGATGTGATGAAGCAGAACCCCGACCTCGTGAAGAACATGATGGCGGCTGTTCAAAACACCACCCGTTCCCCAGAGGGTCCTGCGACCGATGCCCCAGTCGGTGGTTCCGGTGAATACCAGATGCAGGGTCCTGGTATCGATATCTCGAGTTTGATGGGTGGGATCATGATGCCCCCCGCTCCCCCCATGAACACGACGAAAATCGCTCCTCCCGAACCCCAGGATGAGGAGGACGACATCTCCGACATCATCTCCATCTCCGGTGATTCCACTGGAGGTGAGGTCAAAGAAGTCAACGTCGCCACCACCAAGGGTAAGCGTACCACCAGACAGAGGAAGGCGAAAAAGGAAATTAATCTCTAAATATATATAAATGATAGCGTACTATCCATTGGAGGAACTGGAACCTCCCAAACAGTTGGTGGTGGATCCACCTGCTGTCACCCCCCTGAATGTTCAGGTTGGTTTAGAGGAGAGTGAATTAAATTACGTCGTGATAGCTTTCATCTTAGGCGTAGTTGCTTTAGCCATATCAGATGCCATCAGGGCATAAATGTATATTGAATCTACCGCGGGGTTTTCCTCCGTAGTACGTTTAATTCCCGAATAATACACCACCCAACCCATTTTTGATCCTAAGCACATTGTAATTAACTGCATAGATGTATAGGGGTTGACCAGGGACTCTTCCTGCACCAACGGATGCACCCCTTAAGATCATTTTAGCGTTGTCTAGACGACTAAAATTACACGAACCCGAGGGACTGTATTCCGACGCGTTCATACAGAAGTGATAGGCGAAATACCTCGTGTATACCATGACGTTTCGGGTTGAATCAAATTCAGAAACACCGTATTGAGATTTATAATAATTTTGCACGGTATGGAAATAATTGGGTTTCATGTTTTCAAATAAATACGTACCATTGATTTGCAAATCAGCACCAGTAAACGTAAAGTAGTCGATTTTATAATCACTCTGGGTTGCATTGAAGCCAAAAAACAATGATTTAACTGGATGGTTGAACGGGCTTAAGTCAAGTGCATTGTATCCATCGAATGTGTTAAGTTTGTATTCTACCCGTTGAACCTGTGTGATCACGAGATCCAACTGTCGTTGAATGATAGCTTCTCTTTCATCTTTATCCAAAAAAATGTAATTACCGTACACTTCAATCTTTTTATCTTCATCCGTCAATCCAGCGAGACTTGTTTGGTCATAGTTAATCTTTATTTCGACTTGGTGATTCTGGAGGGCAACGAGAGGTAAAAATGCTTTGTGGTCACAAAAGAAAAAGTGTAATGGTATGAACCCTGGATTTTCATTGGAGGATTTGCTGTTCAAATCTCGTGATTTAGTGCAGGTGTCCGCGAGATAATTTGACCATATATCAGTGTAATAATCGAAATGGTGTGAATCGACCTTCTGACCCCCTATATACAGGTCAATCGTAGAATTGTAAAACATCGTGAGGGTATTGGAAGAACCTTCGAACCACACGGCGTTAATGAGGTCACCGAGAACTGGGATCGTGATCGAGGTATCGTTATCGTTTATCGTTTTAATCAGTTTAGGGGCCTGCGAAAAATTCGTATGTCTCGTAAACTTCGTACGAAAGAAGGAATGTCCCTCGCCACTTATGAGGTATGCGTCTTGTACACCTTTGGAGACAAGTTGTATTAATGCACCAGACATTTAATAGATGCCCAGATTATAAAAACAGACACTTTCCCTGAGGGAAATCACTCTTGGGTTCTTCTGTAAATTTGCCTTGAATGTTGAAACCACCTTGTCTATACACCTTCATTCTTTTGTAATACATGGCTGTGAAGATCGACCATGGATCATGTACATCATAGATGTGAGGTTCGTTCTTTTTCCCTTTTGTTTCTCTCATGATTCTCCCAATACTTTGAGTAATATCAGACTTGGGACTGGCTAATATAACTGTATCGAGTGTTGGGATATCCAGACCTTCGTGGGCTTGACTGAACGTCGCGAAAATGATCTTCTTCTTTGAGGATTCCTGGAGCGCCGCCTCCTTCATACCACCCATGTAGAGACCAGATGTCTTGGGAAAACATTGATGAAGAAACTCACAGTGTTGTCTACGGTCACTGAGAACGAGAAGCTGTCTCGTACCAGCTGAAGCCTTTTTGACAAGTTCAACCAACATCTGATTTCTCTGGCGGTCCTCAACAATTTGGGTAATCATGTTGGGCATGGAAATCTTCCCGTTTCTCATGGATGGTGGTGGGTTCCTATAATTTGGTGAGTCAAATGTTATGGGGAAAACCTCCACCTGTTCCTGGTTTTTTCGTTCAACGGCGAAGAATGTGGGTCCCATGAACCAGTGGAGAACCTTGGTGAGCCCATCCTTCCTTTCTGGGGTTGCTGAGAGTCCGTAAATGTGCTTGGGACACATCTTGAAGAGACTTTGACTGAAAACTTTCGCACAGATATGGTGTGCCTCATCAACGATGAGCGTCCCTATACTCTCAAAGTCTGAGAAGCTGTATTCTTTGAGGGAGAGGGACTGAAGCATCGCGATTACAAAGTCACACTCCACCTCTTTCTTATCCTGTTGTACGACCCCGATAGTGGCTCCCGGACAAAACTGTTGGATACGTTCACGCCACTGATCCGCGAGAAACTGTTTATGGACGATGATCATCGTCCTGTATCCCAACTTACACGCTATTGCTAGGGAAACCGTCGTCTTCCCATAACCACATGGTAGAGAAAGGACACCGTGACCTGCTTTAATCGCTGCTGCGAGGGCATCATTTTGGTGTGTTGCGTCCCTGAGCTGTCCGACAAACTTGGTTCGGATCCGGGTGGGCTCAGGTCTCCTGTCTTCCTTGGGTTCTCCAAGCTTATCAGTTCCATAGAATCTTGGAATGCAGACTCCATTCTTAGTTGGTCTAAAAACTTTGAAAGGCGGGGGAGGAAA